CAGGTCGGCCCCGCTCAGGTTGGCCCGGCTCAGGTTGGCCCCGCTCAGGTAGGCCCCGCTCAGGTAGGCCCCGCTCAGGTAGGCCCCGCTCAGGTAGGCCCCGCTCAGGTAGGCCCCGCTCAGGTTGGCCCGGCTCAGGTTGGCCCGGCTCAGGTTGGCCCGGCTCAGGTCGGCCCCGCTCAGGTCGGCCTCGCTCAGGTTGGCCCGGCCCAAGTCGGCCCCGCTCAGGTCGGCCCCGCTCAGGTAGGCCCCGCTCAGGTAGGCCCCGCTCAGGTTGGAATCCTCTCTTGACGCCTCAATTACGGCATCTGCGATTGTTTGCGCGGTCGCGCTGGAATACAGCACCGCGCGCGAGTATCGATGTAGAATTTCGAGTGGCATTGTCGCACCTTTCGTGATTCTAGCGTATCACGTGATTATAATCAGATGCAACAAGAATGAGTGCTAGTGTTTCAGTCTGCCGGTGTCGGTTCGGGCACGTCCCCGAACTCCACCTTGCCGATCGCGTCGGTGGCTTTCTTTGGGTTGCCATTGCAGAACACGAGCACATTCTGGTGTGTCTTGCCGAACTTGCGCGCGCCCTCGAATTGCCGCCCCGCCCGGATTGGCAGACTGCCCAGTGATGTAATCAACACCGCCTCGTTGTAGAGCATCGCGCCAGCCGATTGGAAGGCGTCAATCGTGTGCGCCGGGAAGTTGCGATAGAAGCCCTTCTTGTCGCGCACGTCGCCCACCACGAAGCAGGCGAACCGATCTGGTGCCAGCATCGCAACGCATGCCGCAATGATGAGCCGGTAGGCTTCCAGAAAATGCTCGTAATCCATTTTGCTCAAGTCGCGCGGATCGTCGCTGTAGACTTCCAGGTCCGCATACGGCGGGCAGGAAAACACCAGGTCAGCCGTGCAATTTGCCAGCTTCGCGATATTGACCGAATCACCCTCGATCCACTGCGGCATCGGGTCTTCGCAGATCGCCTCGGCTTGCCGCTGATTCTCTGCTATCTGCTCGGGCCGCAGATCGACGCCAACGTATCGCCGCCCCAGTTTTGATGCTACGATGCCACGCACCGAACCGCCAGCGAATGGATCGAGCACAAGCCCGCCCTTTGGGCAGAACCAGCGATAGGCCAACTCGCATAGGACGGGGTCGAAGATGGACGTGCCGGGAGCCATGTTCTCCGTCCCCGTCCCCGTCGCCCAGTCGGGTTTAGGTGGCGCGCCGTTGAGGTTCGATTGCTGGTCCGCGCCCTTTCGTCCTCCCGCAAGAATCTTGCGGGAGGTGTCGTCCAATTCACTCGCTGGACGATCTCCTTGCACCCAAGTCAGATTCTTTTTGGCCCCCACTTTATGCTCGCCCCTCATAAGATCCTGCCCGAAGCATCGAGCCTTGCCACGCCCCCCCTAGTGGCCATCAGGCGCGCGCCATCACGCGAGCGAAATGGGCAATCATAGCCTGATCGTCGCGAAGAGCAAGGCGCAATTCCGTGACGCGACGGGATGCCGATATGCACCCCTGCGGGTCAACGCCGCCCATGCACCGGCGCATTTCGCGTTTGGCTTGATCAAGTTCGATTCTGAGTGCTTCTTTGTTGTCGGCGGTCACTTGCATAGACACATCGTATCCGAAATCAAACGTTAAATCCAGAAGTTTTTCACAGCACCCGCCCGCGTCCGTCACCGCGCTTTATAGTTCCGTTGGCGGTCACTTGGGCCGCCGGTCTCGGACTCCCTCCAGGTGCCCCCCCCGCCCTAATTCGGATTCAATGCCGAGCGCCAACCATGCGCGCTTTCGATCCTGCCAGTAGCCCTGCCGTGCGTCAAGCACAGAGAACGGTGGAACGCCAAACCGATCAGATAGCGAAGCGTGCGTTTCCTCTTCCGTCAAGCCGAGGATGCTGTTCAGTTCGCCGTCATCGAACCCGGTCAGCCCCAGGTCAACGTCTAGCGCCTTTAACTCGCCGATGTCCAGCGCCAGCAATTCGTAATCCCAGGTCGCCTCCTCATGTGACCGATTGTCCATGAGCCTGTACTGCCTGATTTGCGCTGGCGTGAGGTCTGTCGCCACGTGAACAGGAACCATGGTTAGTCCCAGCTTCTGGCAGGCGCGCAGTCTGACGTGCCCGACCACCACGACACCAGCCTTATCGACAACGATCGGTTGCCGTATGCCGAATTTATCAATACTGAGCGCAACCTTGTCGATTGCGGATTGCGGAATCTTGCGCGCATTTTTCTCGTAGGGCTTCGGGCGATCGATTGGCCACTGCTCGATATTCATGTGTTACTAGGATAGCCCAATCGCGCAGCGGCACAGCACGTGTGCCGGCGGCGCGGCGACCATGCCGTATGGCGTCTGAAACGACTGACCGACGGGCACGCCGTCGGACGGGTTCATGCCTGGGATGCGTGGGCAGTTCTCACACACACGCTCGTCGGTCGCCACGAGCCACTTCATGCGCATGGAATCTGGCAGCAGTCCCTGCTCTTGGGCTTGCCGCCACGTCTCCAGTTGTCCAGAATTCGCACTTCTCAAACTCTCTGTACGAGCAATCACTTCGGCGCGATGCTTCAGCAGCCGCTCACCATACCGGGCAACCATCGTATCGACCTGAGCGTGCGTCAGCAGCGTTCCTTCCTTCAACGCGCGCAGGGTTCGCGCATCGTAGCGCTTGTCCCGTAGCGCGTTTTGGAGCGTCTGGCGATAGTTGCCGGTCTCCAGGTTGGCGCGATAGTTTGCGAGTGCCCGGGCCTGCGGGCCGGTGAGCCCAAGTACTGGCCGGATGGCGACCGCCTGCTGTGCTACTGTCAGTTGTCCTTGCGCACCACTCGTCACCGCCGCGCGGATCGCGTTGCGCGTGTCCGTGGTGATGCTGGTGATCAGGCTCAGCATGTTCTGTTGGATCGACAGCACCACTTGAGGATTGACAGCATCAAACGTCATTGACGTCGAGATGTCTTTCCGTACCGCCCGGCCGCGCAGCGCCTCAAGTCCCTGGTTCGCGCCGGCGCGGAAGACGCGCGTGTAGATTTCCTTCCACGACCGCGTTGTCTCCAGTCCTGCGCCGAGGAAGTACTTCTCGAGTTGCGCTTGGATGGCTGCGTCGGATTCAAGATCCGCCGCGCTTAATTTGCGAAGCGACAACAGACAGCGGTACGTCTCGCGCCGCAGGGATGCAGCCGCCTTGTCGGCTATCTCGCGGATCTTGGACTTGCGCGCCACGATCAGATGTCCTCGCTGTTGATGAACTCGTCATCGGTCGGCATGTCGACTGGCGCTGCCGGTGTCGGCGGTACAGTGGCCATCACCTCGCGCTCATCGTCAGACGGCTCCGGCAGGTTCGCCGAGCGCAGGAGGTACGATTCCAACGCGGCGTTCGGGAACAGCGGCATACCCGTGGCCGCCAGGTCGGTGAGGAACTTGCCGAGTTTCTCCAAGTCTGGCGTTTCGATGTCGCCAAAGTGAAACGTCGGGCATCCCTCCGTCGGCAGCCCGTTGATCTTCATCAGCCGAGGAATCGCGTCGGTGTTGATGACATCCGCGATGGACTGCAGAATGGCTCCAAGAGACAGCGCGAACATGTCTGTCTTGCTCGACGACAGCGCGAAGGATCCCACCTTCTCGTGGCCGAGCTGGATGAAGTCGGCCTGCACGACCTGAGCGATCTCCATGGATAGCCGCTGAATGACTTTCGTCGTGTCCATCTGCTTCGTCCCGGGTGACGAAATCAGTTCGAACTGCACCAGCTTATTGCCCTGCTCGTCGAACACCAAAGGCAACAAAATCGACCCCTGCTCGTCGTTGCGGATATTGGCGAGCATCTCGCGGATGGCGTCTTCCACCGTACGACCATTGACGGTGATCGCGCCCACTCCTCCGTCGAGGTAGCACACTGGCAGACCTGTGAGATCCCGCTCGATGCCGATGCCTTCCATGTTTTCGACGTGCCGTTTTTTGTACCAAGAGCGATAAGCAGAACGCAGCAGCGAGCGGCCTTCCGGCGAGTTCTTGTAACTTACCGGTCGGAACAGCAACGAGCGGTTCATCGGGATCACTCGAATGCCGTAGTTCGGCGGGCACTGCTGCACCATCGATTCCAGATTGTTTCGGTCGTCCCATCGCCACTCGAACAGCGAATCCTGCGATCGGATGTCCCAGCACGCCCACCCGATGCGGCCGTCGGTGAACTTGCTGCTCAATGTCGGATCGTCGCTCGGCCCGCCGCGGCGCTTGTAGACGACTTCGTGCCAGCTCCAACCGTATCCCAGCATGCTCAGCACTTCGCACATGAAGTTTGCGAAGCTCGGCCGCATGTCTTTGAAACATTGCTCAACGAATTCGGCGAGCGCTTCATCCTCGCCGCGGATGTCGAACTTCACCTGCCGCAAGACGACCTGGATGATGTACAGCACCGCGCCGACAGTGGCGTCGTTGTCCATCATCTCGCGGTAGATCTTGACGCCGCGCGAGCCGCGGAGTTCGGGTAGGAACTCTTCCCAGATCAGCCCGCGGTTGCCCCACCGCTTCAGCCCGGTGACGCCTACTGGTGTTGTTACGGCCGCCGCTGCCGTGGTCGGTGTGGTTGCTTTTCTGACGCGTGCCATTTGATATCCATGATACCTACCTGCCTGCCATGTTGCCCCATGCCGACGGCCGTACCAGCCCTCCGATCACCAAGCGGCCGATTTTCTTGGCCTTGCCGAGCGCCTCGTAGGCCATCGCCAACGCCATCACCGTGTCGTCATGTAGCCCCGCTGGCGCGGAATATCTGGTCATGCCGGACGGTAACCGCACGGCCTGGTACGCCTGCAGCTCGGACAGCAACACCGGGTCGGGAATAATGGCGAGATCGTATCGCTCGAAGGCAAGCCCAAGCGCTTCGATCGCGTTGGCTTTCGACGCGTTGTTCGTGTTGAACGCCTTCACCGGCATGCCTGCGCGCTGAAGCGCCTCGACGATCGGTCCTCCCATAGAGTTCTCTTCGCCGATGATCGTCTTCGGTCGCCAGTGATCGTTCAGCACCTTAACCCGATCCTGCTGCACCGGATACGGCACGCCTGCCCATCGCTCCATCGCCACGCAAGCGCGCGACGTGAGATCGACGATAGCGACGGCGGTAGCGTCCACCTTGCGTCCCCAGTCCACGCCGAACGCGTACTCATGGCCTTCGATCGGTTCTGTCTGCCGTTCGGCCGTCGCGCACTCCATCACGTTGCGAAACGCGGCGCCCTCCCAATTCACGAATTGCGCGAGGTACTCCTGTGAGAATGCTGCTTCGCTGAGGTCGCCGCGGGCCTCCTCAATCTCGCCCGCCGGCAGAAACGGGTTCGACGTGCTTGGCATCTGCCAACTCGCCCAAGATGTTCGCAGCGGATCGTTACCGCGACCGAAGAGTTCGTGAAAGTAGTTGATGCCCTTCGGGGTGCTCATAAACCATGCGTCGCCAGACATGTCCGTGAGAGCGGGACGGATGACTTGCTGCCAGGCGTACTTGAGATCCTTCACGTGCGCCGCTTCGTCGATCACTACGCGCGCGTACTTGCGGCCGCGACAGGAGTCCGGATCCTCTAGCGACCACATCTCCACCTTGCCGCCGCTCACCAATTCGAGCACGTGCTTATCTTCCTGTTTGCGGACGGTGATCGATTTGAGTGTGAGGATGGCGAGCGCCCACGATTCAGCGAGGGATTTGTTTGTCGGCGCGAACCAGGCGACGGGCTTACCGCCTAGCGCGGGATGCGTGAGCCGATCAATGCCGAGAGTAGACTTCCCCCAGCGCCGGCCACAGCAAACGCAATTGAACCGCTTCGCTTCGGCCACCACGCGCCGCTGTGCTTCATGCAGCGCGGGCAGTTGCACGCGATAGACTTCACTCTCCCTGATCGTCTTCGCTCTTGCCTTGTTGGACATACGTAACCTCAATCCGGCCGCTCACGGTACCGGCTACAGACTGGTTGATGTCGATCTCTTCCCGCTCTCCGAGGTGCGTTTTGCTGAGGTAGATCAACAGTTGCGGATTGCCCTTGAGCGCGGCATCAAATCGTGCGCTACGCAGCGCCACCTTACCGCGGGCCTTGCCGCCGGTGAAGATTTTGTCGTACGGTTCGCGCACCTTCAGTCTGCCGATCGTGCTCAATGACACGCCGAAGTAATCGGCTATCTCCTGATCGCTGCAATGCACACGGCAGAGCTTCTCCAGCTTTTCAAGATCGATTGGCTGCCGCGGCCTGCCTGCTCCTCGCCGCGCTCCGCCTTTTTTCTTGGGTACCGTTTTCGTCATTTCAACTCGCCTCGTTTCGACGAGGCTATGATTTCAAGTGTATCGCGGTTCAATTTCAGGAGCCACCAAAAGCAGAAGGCCCGGATTGCTCCGGGCCTCGTGCCACTCGATCTCGCGATGCGTGCGACTTCCTTGTTCACTAAGTATATCACGCGTTACGGCGCGCTGATAGAATTCGTGCCGTCAGGACTGACCGGCGCTTCCGGCGCAGGATCCTCAACCGTGATCGTCAGGTTCTCCAGATCGAACTTGACGTGCTTCAGATCGACGAACTTGCCACTGGCTTCGCCGACTGCCGCCAACTGCTCGACAATGCAGCGCTGGTGCAGCGCGTCGAATTGGCCTTTGAGTGCGTCCTGTTGAGCGAGTGTCCGCTGAATGCGGAGTGCGTGTGTTTCATTGAGTTTGTATTGCATTAACCGATTCTCCAAGAAGTTCCGTCATACACGACAGGCACCGCAGTGCTGCCGCCGGACGCCACGACCGCGCCGATTCCGGCGGTAAAGCTGACCGCGTTCGAATCAGTGACAAAGGCGCGCTCGCCAGCGGTTGGTGATGCAGGCAGGGTGGCGACAGTCAGCGCCGACGTGATCACGCTTTTTACCTTGATCCACGTATCCGCCGAATCATCCGCCAACCGCGCAATCAGCCCCGTGGTGGAGCGCTTCAGCGCGGGGAACAGATTAGTGTTGGGCCCCCAGTTAAGACGGTCAAATGAAGTGACAGCACT